TTCAGATTTTACATTTGCATATAAATTTCCATAGACGAATACATCATCTGTAAACTCTACCTTTCTTGTAAAATTATCAGTATCTTCCCTATCATAATCGGGAAACGGAACACTACCATCTTTGAAAATATCTGACATTATGCACCCCAGACACTCTCAGATACTTTTGTACCAGCAAACACTCCTCCCATCCAACCAACTTCACGCACTCTTATCTTTCCATATGGTGCTTTTATATAACAAGTGTTAGAACTCATATTGATTGAATTACTTGCTCGTACTCTGAAATCTCCTCCAGCATTTATTTCAACGTTTTTATCTGCATCCAGTATTATATTTGCACCTGTTACTTTTACATCACCATTACTCATTGCAGTGATTGTCACATCTCCACTTGATCCAATTATATTGACACAAACTCCACCAGCATCTACTTTCCTACCTCCAACAATTTCTATACACTGATCATTGTAAATATGATATAATCCTCCATTTGTCATACCCACCGCACTAGTATTACCACCACTTCCATCACCTAATAGATCATAAACGACTGTTCCATTATATCCATTCTGCGGATTTCCAGTATCAATCCTGAAATGAGGTCCAAAAGACTCATACTCTCTATTCTGCCAATTTCCTCTCTCTGCTGCGTTTGGAGTGCTCATAGTTTTTCTATCTTATTAATATTTATCAGTATCCTGAGTAACCCCCACCTGATCCCGAAGACCCGCTATTATCAGAATTATTATTAGAACTAGGAGGGTCACTCTGTCCAGACGTTTGTTGACTTGATGTATCAGTTGCTCCAGTTTGAGGAGAAGCACTTGTTGTAGTTTGACTTGGTGTAGTGGTGTTGGAAACATTTGTCTGAGTAGGTGAAGAATACGACATTACAGGGGAAGTGACAGTCGGAGTTGTTTGTGTTGTTGGAATTGATGATCTTGCAGTGGATGTTCTACTTGCTTGAGGTGTATCATAAATGATAAAATCATTATCACTATGTTTTGATCCTGTCATCTTCGTTCCATTTGGCATTACATGGAATGCACCATAATATGCCTCACCATTTACAAATCCAACTATACCATCACGAGGTGTGATACAATCAATAACTTGCTTGATCTCACCTTGGAACTCTGGTCTTGGTAAAATTTGAGCTGATAAAATAGCACCAAATCCAGTTGAAGTTGTAATAGTTAGTTCAGGTTGTTCTGTCACGGGTTCAACATCTACCCTTTCTGGGTCTGGAGGAATAACATTAAGTATTCTTCCGTTATCATCAAGAAATACTGTATAGATATTTCCTTTATCATCAGTTACAGTGTCTTCACTAGAATAATCTTGACCAGAGTTGACCACTGTAACGTGATCTACCGTATAAACTCCATCATCATCTGTCTCGATAACTGGATAATTTTCACCAGGTGATACAACATAAACATCGACCACTTGTTGGTATGTTGGTGACTGAGGATCATAATCAACGACTGCTCTTGCAACAGCACCAAAACCTTGATCACAATTATCCACAACTTCAACGAATGGTGGTGTTGTATATCCTGAACCACCACTTGTCATTTGTATTCCTAATAAACTTCCTGTCTGTTCTGCAAAAGTATCACCAACAATTGAACCTAAAATTGCCTTACCAGCAGCACCTTCTCCACCACCTCCAAATATATTTACTTGAATTCCAGAACAATTTAGAGGAGGTCCTGTGTAACAATCACTTAATTGACTACCAAAACCAGGTGTACTAACATCAGGTCTCATAAAATCAAAAATTCCAAGATTTCCTAATATTCCACCTGGACTTGCTGCTGCCTCTTGTAAAGATTGTGCTGCATTAGCAGTTGCTAATATACCACCCGCTACTTTATCGAGATTAAACATATTATTATCTTTAGGTCCTTTACCTATCGTCCATTGGTTTGTTTTTGAAGCCAAATCTGCAACAGGTAAATCACAATCAAAAGCATTTGCCATTCCCAATATTCCCTCTGCTGTTGATCTGAGCATTCCTATTAAATTTCCATTGAATATTTTAGACACTCCTTTCATCAACCCTCCTAGTTGACCATTTATTTTGTTTATTACATCATTAAAAATCGCACCAACAAATTGATCACCAATACAATCAGTAAAGTTTTTGACATTATTTAAAAAACTACCCAAAATATTGCGAATTGACCCAAACAAATTTTCACTTATATTCTTTGCTGCACAAGGTAGAAAATTTTGTATACTTCTCACTGGTCCTACCATTGCGGTCTGTGCTGCAGTCCCTGCTTTTTTTGCAATAGCGGGGTTCTGTGTAGCTGCTAGAATTAAAGCATAAGTTCTTTTATATAAGTCGTGTAATCCTGTGTTTAATTTAGGAGCTAATTCTGCATAAGTTTTATTAATAATACTTCCTGATATTCCATTTGATATTCCAGATATTTTTCTTGCCACATTATCTAAAATACCAGACTTTTCTTTAGCAGATGCTATATCAAAATTTGATACAGCATTTTGTAATTCAGATTTTATTTTGTTTACTGGAGTGTTTTGATTATTACCCGCAAAGTTAACAACCTGTCCTAAAGAAGCACTTGCAGATCTTTCAATTTCTTTTGTTTTATCTTGAAGTTGTTTTGCTTGTTTTGGACTTATGTGTCTTACAGATTTTTGAGAGTATTGACCAGATTGATCACTTACTTCATTTTTTATCATGAAGTCACTTGCTTTAACTTTACTGGTATATCCTGAGAATGGTACAAAAGGTTGAGTGTACTTATCACCCATTATTGTAGATGCTTGTTTTGTATTTGCAAAGACACCCATAATAATTGGTTGTTGAGCATCATCTCCATCTAGAAAAAATCCAAATACATTATCACCTGGTAATATCCTTATAGATTTTCCTTTATTACCTCTTCCAGATCCAGATTCAGGTGATAGTAAAACGTGTGCATAAGGTAATTGTTCGTTTGTTAATTCGATGTCATCATCAGGATGATATCCCAATATACGAACCTTCAATCGATTTCCCCAACCAGCACCATTTATTTGTTTACCTTGTGCTTCCTCTGGTGCGACTTGTCCGACCCACCATCTAAATCCATCTCTTCCTAAAAAATTACTTTTTAAAATATTATTTTCAATCATTTTTCTCTCTCCCCAAATGTATCTCTTACTAATTTAAGTTTTGTATAAGATCCTGAAGCATCAAAATAATGCACTAATTCCTTTATCATATATAGTCCGCTTTGATTACGATCAATTTCTTTTCTCTCTTCATTATCAGTTCTTGGAAACTGACACTTAATAATATTACCAGCGATTAAATTAGTATTCAAAGGAATAGTCATCACTAATAATTGAGTAAACAATGTATTATATCTCATCATTGCTTGTGAATGTATGAAAGTGGCATCTGCATTTTCATTTAATGAAACATCATTTTCAATAGTGCCTATGTCTTTAAATCCAGTGATGTATCTACTAGGGACAGAAGCGAGTGTTCGACTATCTTTATCATTTAAAGTTGGTAAAGTTACATTAATATCACCACCTAAATTTTTCATTTTTCCTGAATAATCATCCAATTTAAATACACATTTTGATGGCGATGTATATTCAAAAGTTAAAGGATTAATATATTTTCTATGACTACAAAACGCACCTCTTTCCAAATTATCAAGAAGATTTTGATTTTTTTCGGTGCTATATTCTAAAATTTTAAAATCATTTTTAGGTCCTTTATATTCAACCACACCAGGCGTATAGATATATGTCTCCTCATATGGATCTTGGTCAATCAATATATCAACAGACTTAAACCTATATCCTTTTTGTGTTTCAAAGAAAAAATAACCTGCTGTAGATCCACCCTTAACCTTTGATGGCACTGATTTTGATGCCAACCAAGTTAAGATTGTGAATGGTTTTTTCATATTGCCGATGAAACCATAAGGATTTCCTGTTTCATCCACATCGTATAATTTATCTGAACTTAAATAATTTTTTACTATATCTTTAACACTATCCGATATCTTTTGTGACGAGGGAAATCTCTTACCAACTCTTACAGTTTCATTTGTTATTGCTTCTCTTGAAACTAAATTTAAAGTGAATGTTTCTTTACCATCTTTTATCAGTACATTTGTGATAGATCCAACGTAGAAATATCTACTTGGTTTATCGGAAAAATCTAGACTTTTATTTGTCCCACTATTACCAGATATTTTAATCACAACTCTCTCACCACCTCTCAATGGAAATCCATTATACAATGACTCAAATTTTCCAGATTTACCCTGTATCGTATTACCCGTGTTTATCACCAAAACTTTAGCAGTCAACATAGGAGAATATAAATCCTCATTGTAATTAAAACTTACAACACCCTCTGCTATGTTGGCAGTTTTTGAACCATCTACAGACTCAATAATAAATTTTTCGTAAAGTGAACTATCTACTGCAGCCATTATGTGTACTTAAGTGTGGATGTGCTTTGTAATTTCATAAGGGTTTTGTTAGTATCAAACTCTCCCAAATTATTTAACCCCCTATTATTTCCTGCGTTTGCCATCATAGGTTGCATATTATTCACAGGAACTTTCTTTTCAACTATAAAAATTGTATCACCCTTTCTCTTTTTATTTCTTCTTACGGATTTTGATCTCTCTCTTTTTATCGGTACGATTGCTCCACTTTTTTTCGTAACACTCTGAATCATATTAATTGCTTCAGTATAACCTTTATCACCAGGATTAAAAGTTTCATCTCCTACAGTTATTGGTCTACCAGTTCCACCATATTTTTTCTGTAGTATGAGTTCATTTCTACGCTTGTTGAACTCATCTATCCTTTCATTTCCAGTATCTGTGGGTCTAATATTTAAATTATTAATCTGATTAATAGATTGTTTATCAAACTCTCCTTTTGGATCAACATTGCTTTTTTTAATTTCATCGTCTAGTATTTTATTTACATCAATCTTTGGTTCATCAACTTCTACGTTTTCTGTGGAAGTTTTTCTTGGTTTTACATTTTCGATAGGATCTTTTGCCTCTTCCTGTCTTTCTTGTTTGTCTGCTTTTACAATATTATCAACATTAAAACCAATTTGTTCTTGGTATCCTTTTATCGCATCTTTTTCATTTTGATTTTCATCTTTTACACCATCAGATGTTGAAGGTGTTCCTTCAATTAATCCCTCATTTTCAGCGTCTCTTAATTCTTGCTCATATTGCTGTTCTAGTTCATCACCAAAATCAGTGAAATCGTTTCCAGATTGAACTAACTGTCTATCTAATCTCGTTAAACCACCTGAAGCTCTTTCTAAATTTTCTTCTATACCTCTTTTATTTTTTTCAAAATCAAAAGATGGTAATTTAGATATTGCATCAGAAATAACTGTTCCAATACCGACAACAATATCCTTTATTGCATTAATGAAAGAACCTAGTATGCCTGTCACTTTTCTTATTAAGTTAATTAGACCTCTTAGTGCCTTTATAATTTTTGGTAGATTAATTAGTGCCCATCCAATTAATAATATACCAACGAAATCCAACATTCTTCCTAAGAAACCTCTTGTACTTTTTGCAAGAATAGTCCCTCTTCTTTTAACAGCACCTGATAATGATACTGCTTCTATTTCATCCTCACGATCTTTTCTTCTAATATTTTCTTGTCTTTTTCTAAAAAAGTTATTGTCTCTTGAAATTAGAGATCTTTTGAAAATATTTGATTCCTTTGTATTTTTTACAATCTCAGCTGCATTCTTTTTCGCTAGTTGTAATCCTTTATTAAAAGCAGCAACAGAATCTCTCATCGACTTGATGCTTATCGATGATTTTAATAACGAGTCTCTTCTTGCTCTTATAGACATCAGGCAAATGCTCCATATGTGGTAACAGCATATTGTGTATGGATATTATCATTGTTAAAACCAATAAATGGAATTGATGATGTTGGTTTTTCAACTCCTCCTGCAGACGCTAATTCTGTAGCTTGTGTCTGGGCACTATCGTCAGTTGGAATATTTACAATAGTTGTTCCACCCTCTTCAAAGTTTGAAATATTATCTGCAACATTCATTTCTTTTTTGTTATTTACAGGAACTATATTATCAGCAACATTTGTTGTTTGTGCAACTAAGGTATTAGTATCACTTACATTACTCATTCCGAACGCTATAGTTTCAGTTGATCGTTCAACAAGATCAACTTCCTCTGTATCTTGTTGTTGAACTTGTTGATTATTACCTCCAAATACCCTAAAACGATTGAATAATGATTTTCCTAATCCGAAAAATATTGATCCAAGAACAAATTTTACAACTCCTGCTGTTAAACCAGCCAATCCTAAAAATCCAATCAACTTAAGAATAAATGGTGCAGCAATCGCTGCAATGAGAACACCTCCAAGATTATTTTTTAATGCATCTATAGGATTTTCTCCACTTATAAAGATATCGAATAATGTACCCAATGCAAGAGTGCTTCTTACACCACCAAATATTTTTCTTAATGGTCCAAATAATCCACCAGTTTTTGCAACTGCTGGTGGAGGTGTTGGTCCGATTTGTCCACCCTCAACTCCAAATGGTTTTTTTCCAAAACGTGCAGCTAGTTTTTTAAATTGATCACTAATAAAAAGATATATACCACCAATGATTGGTAGAGATGCTATACCTCTACCGATGCCACCACCACCAGCACCAACACCTAATCTAAAAACTCTAGCTAATCTAGTTCTAAGTAAATTTATAACTGTTGCAAATGGTCTTCTAAGAATATTATTAAATCCAAATCTAATCGCTCTAGATGCCAATAATGCTGTTAATTGCAATATCTTTGAAAGTCCAAACGTTATTGCAGTCAAAGTTCCTCCAATAACTAGTAATCCTGTGGCAAGTTTTCGTTGTAAAGTCTTCAGTAAATCAACATTACCATCAGCATTTGCATTAATCATATTGATTAAAGTGTTTGTTAACCAACCTCCTGCTAATATAAGGAAGAAGTCAACTAATCTTTGTAATACACCCTGAGTTGTGGCAGCGATACGACGAACAGGTGTTTGTAATGCAAATTGTATTTTCTTTTCAATATCACTTTCTTTTCCCTCTCTTAATCCTTGCTCTGCAAGTATTCTCTCTCTATTTCTTTTTGCTGCTTCCCTCTGTCTTTCTAAAGTCTCACTTACCGCTAGATTGTCTTTAATACTTGATAATGAAAAATTAAGAGTGCTCAAATTTAATGATATATTTTCTAACTGTTGTGATACTGTTGTTAATGTTAGTGAATTCTGTGTGAGTAAACTTGTTGTTTGTGGATCTGGTTGTTGTGGAAGAACACTACGACCAGTGAAGACACTAGAAGACACACTTCTTCTAATACCTCTTATACTACCCGCAAGTGGCGATGCTAAACCTTGTTCCTCATCCATTTTGTTCTTGTTGTGCTTTTAAATTTTCTTCTTCAACATACTGCTGTAAAAGTGAAACATAAATTTCTCTTTCCCAAGGCATCATATTTTCAAGCTCTGTCAAGCTATATTTATGGTGTTGCATCAAGGCAAAATTCAATTTATAGTATGACTCAAGATCTTCGTGTGCCATACTCACCCGAAAAAATTCTGTAGCCCCTCTAATACAATTTCACTTTCAACCTTAGTATTTGGGTTGATAACTTTCACTTTATGAGATAATTTTGGCATTGTCTCAAAGAATTTTTCAATTTCTTTAAACTGATTAGAGTTTAATTGGTCTAAGAATTGAGATAATTCTTTCTTAGTACAATCTTCAGCAGTCCAAGACTCTTCTTCAGAATAAACTTGTTCAATACACTGCGATATCAAATCAAAAGTATCATCAACATTCATTTCACCAGTAGCAAAATTATTTTTTATAAATTCATTCAATGACGGATACTTCATTCTAAGAGTATAACTACCATCCAATTTAATATCTTTTGAATGATTTTTGTCTGTTTGAACTTTAATAGAGTCAATATTAATTGATGTTGGAACTTGTGTTTTTCCATCATCTGGACAAGTCACCATAACCTCTATATCTTCACCTACAGATTTTCCTCTTATATTAAGAAACAAATATTCAATATCAAAAGTTGATAGTTTGTCAACTTTAATTCCCCTTGTAATAATACAATTAGATATGACATCTTTGACTGCATTAGCAATTTGTGTCGTATCTTGAGACTCCATTGCAAGAATTAAGACTTTTTCTTCCTTCACAAGGAATGGTCTAAATTTTATTTTTCGATTGGACGAAGGTAACACCAACTCATACGTTGGGGTTGCAATTTTTGGTAAAGGCATAATATTCTAAGCACTTCAGTGTCATTATTTATAGTGGTTTTAAAAGTTATGAATTTGGATAAATGCCTGATCCCAAACCCTTGCCACCTAGAGTTGATACTTGATCTACATTTCCTGTCATAGATGTTTTTAGATTTGCAACATCTGAATTCAAAACACCTCCAGTTGTGCTACTCATCCTCATAATTTCATTCAATCTATCATTGTCTCCATAAGTAACTGCTCCATCCTTACTTGCATTTCCAAATGCAGCACCTATGTCATTAAACGCTCTACCCAAATCTCTAGCCAATGAAGATGACTCACCACAAATGTATCGATCATAACTAAATGAAGCTGTTGCTTTGAGTATCTGTGAATTTCCATATTGAACTCTTGTAGAATTTAAATTGAGTGGAAACAAACCTACAAATCTATATTCTAGGAATTGTGAGTAATTTCTTTCAAATTTAATTACACGAGTATCATTTGATTTATAATCATCAGGATAATTTAATTGAAAATAATAAGTGTCTGCTGATACATCTCTTGTATTATTCCCTGTGATAAATTCCATCCAATGCTCTAAAAATTTTAGAGACTTGTATTCATTATCAACATAAAATTCAAAATTTACTTGAGTAAAATTGCGGGTATGTGCAAATCTTTCGACCATACCTTGATAATCACCGACTGTATTGACAGCAGCAAGTGCACTACCTGGTAATACTGCATTATAACATAATAATCCTGCATCTTCAATAACAAAACGATCATTCAAACCTTTTCTTCTCATATGAGATTTCAATCCACCATTTGGCAATACAAATTTTACAAGGAAATTTGAGGTCTGAGCTACGTTCTGCAACTTTGGTAATATATCTGATATTCTCTTTGGTCTTGGTGCTGGCACTCTAAATACAACTATAGTATAGTTATTTAGATGTCTTATAAGGGAAAATACTATCCATCATTTCCCAGAAAGTATAAAGGTGATCCAACTAATATAGTTTACAGATCACTTTGGGAAAGAAAGTTTATGGTGTATTGTGATAAAAATCAAAATATTTTAGAGTGGGCAAGTGAAGAAATAGCAATACCCTATCGTTCTCCCATTGATAATCGAGTGCACAGATACTTCCCAGATTTTTATATGAAAGTAAAAGAAACAAATGGTAAAATAAAAAATTATGTAATTGAAGTTAAACCTGCAAAACAAACTAAACCTCCTAAAAAACCGAAAAGACAAACAAAAGGTTATATTCGTGAAGCATATGAATATGCAAGAAATCAAGCAAAATGGAAAATGGCAAAAGAGTTTTGTGCTGATCGTCAGTGGGAGTTTAAAGTAGTTACAGAAAAAGAATTAGGAATATGAGTAGACTTGATCCAGTAATGAAAAACCTTATCGGTAATGAAAGTGCTGATGATTTAGCACAGGAAATACTTGGTGTATTGACTGAGGGAAGTAATGTTCCTGAATCTGGAAACTACTATGTTTTTGTATATAAACCCAAAACACCTGGTATTGCATATGACGAACATCCCCTTGTTGCAGTGACTGATGTTTTTTCTTGGGGTTTTCGTGGATTGAATTATCATTGGGGTGAAATGAGACAATATACATTTCCAGAGGTAGTTGGTGGATTATATAAAGTAGATGAAATGGAACTCAGAGACTTAAGAACTTTGCCTTTTGTGAAAATACGTCTAAATAGTTAAAAATTAGGTCGATATGTCAAGTAATCGTAGGTCATATAACGCTCGAAAGAGAAGAGGAGCTTTAACAAGAAGTGAGCATCTTGCACATGCAAAGAAAAGAGGTCAATTGGCAACGTTTCGTCCAGATCCAGAAGCTAATAGACAATTACAAAAAGAATTTAATGATAGTGGAGCGTATGTAGATAAAAGACACGATAAGTCGATAAGAAAATCGAATGATCCAAAGTTTATGGGTAGCACAGAAACTGTTGGACAATCAAATCAATCTACTACACAAACAACTACTGTAAGAAAAAATCCTTTTTATCTTAGTTATCCTATAAAAAGAAACGCAGCAGAAGAAACTGGAGATACATTATTAATCAAATGTATTGAATATACACCACCAAAACCAGGTGAAGGTATGGGTCTTAGTGCAAATATAGAATATTATGATAAATCAGAGGGGTTTAAGGGAAATGGAATTACTATTGCTGGTCAAGAGGGTAAGAGGGGTCAAACAGGAAGCGTTGCAACTGGAATAAAATACAAATTCAATGAAGCAAATACCAGAATGCAGAAAACAGCAGATAAGAGAACAAAATATTATATTGAATTACCCATACCACAGGAAGTTAATGATGCTAACAGTGTGACTTGGGGTGAAGATAGTTTGAATATTTTTCAGTTAGCAGGTCTTGCTGCTGCTCAAAGAATAATGACTCGACCTGGTGAAACATTTCAAGATGTTGCCACATTATTACAAAAAGGAATTCCTCTACCAAGTCTTGACGATGATACAAAAAATGCAGTTCTTGCAGGGATAAGTGGTCAAGCAATAAACGCTCTTGGTGGTAATGTAAGTCCAGGTAGTGTAATTGCAAGAGCAACGGGACAAATACTGAACTCAAATTTAGAGTTATTATTTAAGGGAGTGAATTTAAGATCCTTTCCTTTTAGTGTAACCTTTTCTCCAAGAAATTTTGAGGAAGCGATAAGAGTAAAAACAATCATAAGATATCTAAAACAAACAATGGCACCAAAGACTGGTGTTGAAGGTGGAGGAGGAGATATATTTCTCAAATCACCTGATGTTTTTTCACTTCGTTATTTGCATAAAGGTTCTGATCATCCATTTTTAAATAGTTTTAAGTTATGTGCTTTGACTGGATTAAGTGTAAATTATACAAATGCAGGTACATATGCAAGTTATGATCAAGGTACACCAGTAAATATCAGAATGAATATGACATTTAAAGAACTCAATCCTATCTACTCTGAAGATTATGATGGAATGGGTGACACAGATGGAGTAGGTTTCTAATGGGATATTTTAGAGAACTACCAGATATTGCATATCAATCTCCTTTATTACATAAAAATTCATCAACTGATTTTGTCGTAATTAAGAATATTTTTCGTAGATCCAAATTATTTGATTACCTAAAAGATAACGTCACTTTATTCAATAAGTTTGTAATAGGTGATGGAGATAGACCTGATACAATCGCTGAGTCTCTATATGGAGATGCATCATTAGATTATGTGATTGTATTAGTTGCTGGTATTACAAATATAAACAATGAATGGCCGTTGCAAGATTACGAAGTTTATGAAATTGCTCTTGAAAAATATGGTTCAGAAGAAAAATTGACTGACATACATCATTATGAAACTTTTGAAATAAAAGATCATATGGGTAGACAAATTCTCCCTCCCAATTTAATTGTTGATGAAGATTTTAAAATTGATGGGTCATCTTCAAAATTTCCACCAGAATTAAGATATACATTAATATCAGAATCAGGAAATTTACAACTTGATGATAAGGATGAATTTACTGTTAAAGTTGATAATATTGCTCACGCAGTTACTAACTTAGAATATGAGTATTTAAAAAATGAATCAAAAAGAGAAATAGATGTACTATCTTCTACATATATCAATACATTTGTAAATGACCTAAGAGATGTAGTCAGATATGAAAAGAGTTCTAATTATATAACAAGTAGTTTGATTACAACAGAAAATACAAACGTAGTTAATCCATAAAAAAAGGAGTCCGAAGACTCCTATTTAAAAATTAAATTAATCCAAGCTGCGATTACTAAGAGAGTAAGGCAGAGTTGATTATATTTCATTACTCCTCTGCAAGTTTAGCAAAGTAGGATAATGCATCATCATCCTCATCTTCGGTCACTGCGGGAGCAGGTTTTGAAACAGCAGCAGTTACTAACTCTTCTGCTTCTCCACGATCAATATCCTCTTCTTCAAACTGTGGTGCAGCGGACTTCTTATTTCCAAGCACATATTCCAGACGAGTCTTTAACTCATCATATGTCTTGAACTGGTCTGGTGCAACAATCTCAGCAAGTGAGAACTGTTTCTTCCAGAGTGATTCCATTGCATCATCATCGTTAAGTAAAGGACTTGGTGCTGCAAATTCAGAACTATCATAGTTTCTGTATCCTGCAACATTTTTTGCTTTTAACTTAAAGTTTGCACCTTGCCAGAAATCGAATGGATCGATTGCTTCCTCATCTTCAAACTCAGGTTGCATTGCTGCAGTAAGTTTGTCAAAGATTTTCTTTCCATACTTGTATAAAAATACTTTACCTTCGTTCTCAGGATTTGCAGGATCTTTCACAACGTAGATGTTGGAAACATAAGTTAACTTACGCTTCTGTTTTCTTGCTGTTTCTTTTCCAGCATCAGTTCCATTGTTCCAGAGTAATGAATTGTACTCAGAAACTGGGTCTTTCTGTCCGAGAGTAGTGAGTGAGTTCTCTATGAACCATCCACCAGGACCTTGGAATGCGTGTGAATATAGTTTTACAAATGGTAAATCTTCACCTTCGGGTGCAGGTAGAAATCTGATAACAGCATAACCGTTACCGCTTTTGTCTACATCTAACTTCCAGATACGGTCA